CTGTTCCGGTGAACTCCACCACCCATGGTGTATCCGGACCAGGTCCGCCAGTGACTGTCACTTCGCCAGCATCAATGCTGGAGATAGCTTCCAAAGCAGCGTCAACCGTGGCTGCATCCGCGTCATACGCAATGTTGCCGGTTTCCTGAGCATCAAACGTCAATGTGAACGTCCCGCCTGTACAATCGTTGTCGATCGACACCGTTTGCACCTCATTGGTTCCACAGGTACCTGTAATCTCGGTGAGATCGGTATTTCCGAGGAGACCACCGAATGTCAACGTAAAGGGTCCCCCGTCGCTCCCTGTGACCACCACGTCGCCCACCTCCACATTGGACAGGGCTTCCATTGCAGCCTGAACAGTGGCTGCTGTGGCGTCATAGGCTATCATGCTGGTAGTCTGACCATCATACGTGATATCAAAGGTGTCACCGGCGATGGTATCCGTCAGTGTGATCGTCATCACCTCATTGGTCCCGCCGAGACCTGTGATAGCTGCGGCGTCCGTATTGAGGAGATTCCCAGCGAAGGTGACGACTACCGGAGTCCCAGGGGCAGGTCCCCCAGAAATAATAACATCACCAGATTCAATATTGGACAAACCGTTCAACGCTGCTAAAATAGTCGCGTTATCGGCGTTGACAGCAAGTTCAGTGGTCGTCTGACCATCGAATGTGAGCGTATAAACGTCGGTTGCCTCGTTACCTGAGTAGGAGATCGTTTGAACTTCAGTGACTCCAACCTCCGAAGCAACGACAAGTTCTTGGTTAGTGGCTGCCAAGTCGCCTGTAAACTCGATTGTCCAAGGACCACCGGCGCTGCCTGTGATTGTCCCATTACCAGCCCCAACTGTCGAGAGCCCTTCAAAGGCAATCTCGACTGTGGCAGCAGCAGCGTTATACGCGATACCCGTTGTTGTCTGACCTCCAAAACTCAACTTGAACGTCTCATTGGCTGCCCCACTATTGTACGTGATAACCTGTTGTTCATTCTGGGACGGATCGGCTACAACGAACACTTTGGAGGCATCATTGATCGCAATGAACAACTCGTCGCCAGCCGACAACTCGAAGCCAGTGGTAATCGAAACATGTTCCTTGCCAACATAAACAATGTCGGAATTTCCAGCCGCAGCTTTGATCGTGAGACCATAGGCGAGCGACCGGGAAGGACTGATAGCGGCTGCCACAACTTCGGCACCACCATAGCCAGTCTTGAACTCCTTCAATGCACTGATCGTCATGTCTATTTACCTTCACCGCGAGTGCGGTCCTTTGTGGTATCTTGAAATGTTTTGTCCCGACTGAGTTCCTTCTCATTCTCCCCCGAGTTGGTGTTGTCATCCAGATCGACAACCCCCCGTGAACCCGGGGTCAGCGGTGCCACATCAAGGACACCCTGGTGTTCAGCAATCGCCATCAGTCTTGCGACATGATCTTTTCTTGCTTTGAGGTACTCATCATCGGGGAAGCCTAAGGCTTGTGAGGCAAGTTGTTCCCCTACCAGACCTGACTCCTTAGCTTTGATGATGATCTCTGGGTTGGCAGTCGTAAACTTGGCTACGTCAATCTCCTTATTGATTTTTTTGAGCTTGTCGGGATTGACCTTACCACCAAGCAATGTTGCCACCACTGTTTTCCAAAGCTCCTTCTGAGCCGTCTTACTTGGAGTATTGGTTATGACTTCGCTCAGTTTGGTCGCCTCATTGACACGGTCGATGTCACTCTTCAAACTGTATCTATCCGGATACTTAACAGTAGCTATCTGGCGTTTTTGCGCAACAGGTTGTTCGTACGCTGACCAGAATTCAACAATTTGTCGTTCAGCCGCTTCGAGCTTCATTCCGATATAACTCAACCCGGCTTCCAGCCCTCGGTTATCCATTCCTTTGGATTCGGCTGATGCACGTCCGGCAACCGTCTTCACAGCAAGGTTGACCAACTTTTTGATATCGGATTCCATCTTCTCTTGCAGAGCCATCGAAGCTTTCAAAGGCTCGCTGGACGGATGGATAAAACCTGGTCGATCTGTGTTGAGATTGTATCGTCGACCTTGGGTTACACCAACTTTCACTTCGTTGTCATGAGCACCCTGCCCACCTGCTGTTGCCGTCCCATCAGGATTGGCTGCCATCTTCAAGTGACCACCAACGGCTCGAATATCAGATTGTTCAGTGTAGAACGGGAAGTTGGAGGATAGTGCATATCCAACGTCGCTGGATGCCAGATTGAGTAGAGCGATCTGGTACTCACACACATCGACGATCAAACTCTGCCCGATATCGAGTAGGACGAACGGTATTCTTTCCAATTCGAGTCGGACTGGACCAGAAGCGTTACCATTTCGATCCACCAGATTATCTTTTTGATCATAGAATTGGATCATCACTCCACCGTCTTCGATCCAAAGATGACGGTATCGACTGACCTCTTCCTTAGGAAGTCCAGTTGCACTATCGTATTGGACAACCTTATCCTGTAGTAACAGAGCTTGAAACTCAGAAGGATTCTCAGGGTCGGTGCAAGAGTAAGATAAGATATCCTCAACCTTGTATGGATAAAGGTAGGGACGGAAATTCCCAGCCTGAGCGAGGGTAACGTTGTCATTTGTCGTCGGAGCATCCACAAAGATGCCACAGCGACCCATAATGAGTATTTCTTCCAGGACATCCTGCCCCATGAAGCCATTCATGCTAGAACCTCGCATATCGACGCCCATATTACGACCAGCAACTGCCATGTGATATGAATCGCTACCACCACGGCGGACAACATCAGCCATGGGTTGGAAGAGCGAATTTCGTATCTCATTCAGTGCACTCTTAGCAAACGTCGGGATCGGTGTGATCGCTTTGCGAAGGGCAAACTCTTCATTAGATTCTCTGGAAGAATACTTTTTTAAGTATTGCTGCCTGAAAGCCTCACCACCTGCATAGGTCAACCGAAACTTTGTCCAGGATGTACTGTTGGTATAGTAGCTCGGAAGCCGATAACTCGTAATGCTATCCATTGTTGTTTTCCCTCAAGTAAGCGGCAGCGGCTTCGACACCTTCGAGATTATCACCAAGCATTCCTAGACCGGAATTACAATTCACACAGAGTAGTCCATGTACCTCACCAGTTGAATGGTCGTGATCGATATAAAGTCCAACACCTTCATAACCTTCAGGTGAACCACATATCGCACAGAAACCGTTCTGAGAGTCTAACAAGGCTTCATACTTCTCTGGACTTAAACCATACTTGTTATTAAGGTGGTTAAAACGATTTTTTTCAGATGAGTACCTAGCAATAGCTCTGACCCGTTCACAAACCTTGCAGCGGCTGAAAACTTTCTTTCGGTATGTTTTATTGAATGAAAAATCCTCTAAAGATTTTATCTTAAAACATTTAACACATACCTTAGTCTCAGGTATTTCAAGCAATCTCATGGTATGCAAATGCAAGTATTCCTTTTTACCCCTTGATAAAGGTTGAAACTTTTCTCTTCGCTCAATCTTCCGACAAGCCTCACACTGAGGTCTGTGACCACCTATTTTAACACCCCATTTATGGAATTCAGACAAAGGCTTCTCGATACCACACTTGGTACATATCTTCATCTGAAAACCTTATCAAAGGAACTTGGCCACATTTTCACCACTGACTTGACTTGCCGCAAGAGGTAGAGCAATTTCACTATACACACGAGCAAGTGCATAATGATCGGGTCCCGTAGAAATATACTTTGCAACAAGGTCGTCGCCTTGCCGTTTTCGTAGGTCACCTGTTGATCCTGAACGAACATACGTCCTAACAGGGGCCTTGAGATGTTCGCGGTACTCAAGTGAAACATCACGTGGTAACGAGATACGGCGTGGTTTTCTGAAACGACCTAGTGCGGCAGAGAACCAGTTACTTCGATCAACTGTCGCTATTCTTGCATAATCACCATCATCGACGATTGAGATTTCTTTAGCAGTCACACCACGTCGGAAACGACAAAGTGTTACATAAGATGGGAAGCGACGGGCGAATCTCCGACATTCCATGATTTGAGGATCAGCATCCACCACTGCGTGCTGAATCTGAAATTCCCTCATCATGATATCGAGTTGGTCCCAGTCTTCTTCGTGAAACTTTGTCTGAAAGAGTACCTTTGCCTTAGCACCTACATTCAAGTCAATGGTCATCTGATCAAAGAACCA